AATAAATCATATGATAACGATCAAGATGATTTCGTATTTGGTGATGACGATGATGATAAGGATGTTGGGTTTACGGGGGCATACGTAAAAGAACCGATACCGGGTAGATATGATTGGATCTGTTCGGCCGATATCAATTCTCTGTATCCATCGGTGATTATGAGTTTGAATATTTCACCTGAAACCAAATTGGGAAAAATTCCAAAGTGGGACGTTGATTTATTTGTTCAGAAAAAATTGACAAAGATTGAATTTAATAATTCCGAATATACTTCCGACGAATTTGAGAAATTTATAAAAAAGAACAATTATTCGGTAGCAAGCAACGGGACGGTGTATGACCAAAATAAAGTTGGATGTATTCCCGAGATTCTAAAAAAATGGTTTGCGGAGCGTGTCGAATTTAAGAATCTAATGAAGGAAGCTGATAAAAATGATGACAAAGTTATGGCAGCTTTTTGGAAACGTAGACAACATGTCCAGAAGATTTTACTTAATTCAATGTATGGAGTGCTCGGACTTAAGAATTTTCGATTATATGATCTAGATAATGCTGAAGCTGTCACTTTGACCGGGCAGTCAATTATTAAAACGTCTGCCAAATTCATCAATGGTAGATTCAATAAGCGAGGCAAAACTGTTGATATTGATTACGTTAAGTATGTCGATACTGATAGTGTCGCGGGAACTTCCATATTACGAATGATAGATGGTACGACAATATCTATATCAGATTTATTTTCTAACATGTGCGATAATAAAGAAAAACGGATAATAGACATTTCCGGCCGTGATTTCATTTTTCCGGAAAATTTGAAATTACCATATTATAATGAAGAAACAAAAACTGTTTTGTGGGGGGATGTTGAATATATAGAAAAGCACAGAGTAAAGAAGAAACTTTATAGAATAACGACCGAATCCGGAAAATCTATCATAGTAACGGGCGATCATTCGTTAATGTGGATTAATACGGATAAAAAACTTGAAAAAATTCAAGCAAAAGACGTAAAAATGGGAAACTCCGTAATAGTTTTGTAGATAATTTGACAATTTGAAACTGGTAATGTAATCTTGATCCGGAAACGATAATTGCACAATGTATAAAATTTCTCATGGGATAGAAAAAATAACAAACATTGAAGAAATCGGAGAAGCCGATCAATGTTTATATGATATTGGTATGGTTGATTCGCCACATACATTTTTTGCCGACGATATTCTGGTACATAATAGTTTATACCTCGACGTTCAATCGATTATGGATATCGAGAAAATATCGGATTCTAATAAAAAATCATTTGCGATCACGACTATAGCAGAATCCGCAGCAAGTATAAATGAGTTTTATAATGTGATGATGCCTAGAATGTTCAACTCAATTAACCATCGGATCAAAATAGTAGAAGATGTAGTGGCTAGTTCAATGTTTTTCCTCGCAAAAAAACGATATGCGATGCAAAAAGTATATAGTATGGAATTAAGTAAGGACGTGTCAGAAATGGAAGTAAAAGGTCTTGATGTTGTTCGATCTTCGTTTCCAAAACGTTTTCGAGAACTGATGAAGACCGTACTTGAAGATATATTAGATGGGTCGGATAAATCCACCGTTGATTCTCGGATCGTAAAATTTAAAACCGAGATGAAAAATTTTCCGATCAATGAAGTAGCAAAAAATACATCAGTGCGATTTGTATCAAGTGAATCTGCAAAGACCAAAATAAACTTTGATCCACCAGATAGAATACCATTTACATTTTTGGATAAATGTACCGCACAATGTAAAGCAACTCTTGCATACAATGATATATTAAAAAAATTTAACTTGAATGAAACCGAACCAATAATGAGCGGCGGAAAAATTAAATGGGTATATTTGACCGACAACAATCCTCTGGGTCTCAATGGATTGGCATTCAAAGACGACGGGAAAGATCCAAAAATGATAATGGAATATGTAAATTTGTACGCTGACAGAAATAAAATTTGGAATATGGAATTGCAGACAAAATTTACTGATTTTTATTCCGCGTTACGTTGGCCAATGTTCAGTGTAGATGAAGAAAAGATATCCGAATTTTTTTCCTTTTGACGATTGACAATTGTAAATAACATTATAGTCTGGAACTACGAATTATGAATAAATCAAAACTTGTCCGATTTACTGATCTATATTATTTGGGCGGAATCATTGAATCTGTAAAATTGAATGTTAAAGATAATGTTTTGTCTACCGCATTCGTTGCGGACGACAAGAGTATGGCTGGAAGTGTTTCTCTCACGCCATTTACATTCGATAATATCGAGTTCGGAATCCACGATACGACAAAATTTCGTACGATGATCAAGCCTCTGGATTCCGAAGTTACGATGTCTTTTAATTCCGTAAAAGATAAATTGATATCGGTTTCTGTATTGAATGAAAACGAAAGTGGAGCAATAATCACATTGCCCGACCTAAGTGTGATCCCACAAGTACCAAAAATTAAATCTCCGGAAGATTTTGAGGTAGAAATTACCATAGATTCATCGTTTGTATCCAAATTTATACAATGTAAAAGTGCTCTACCTGACGTAGATACATTTACATTATTGATGAATAAAAAGGATAAGTTGGAATTGGTTATCGGTTGGGCACCGTCGATCAACACCAATCGTTTGAGCGTCAACGTGATTCCGGTTACGGGCAAGGATAAAGTGAAATCTCCGATCAGTTTTAACGCAAAATATCTAAAAGAAATATTGGGCCAAAATTCAGAAGCTTCTGGTGCAGTATTGAAGATTTCGGAAAAAGGAATTGCAATGATTACTTTCACGTCGATATTTGAAGGCGACACTTTCACTTCAACGTATTATCTAATTCAAAAGAAACTAGAGGCTTGAAATGGAACGAAAAATAATCAATATTGATGTTGGTAATTTGACGTGTCATGAAACTGAGTGGCTTGTTCATTCATGTTGTCATGTTGGATCAGTTAAAAACCTGAAATCGAAGATTTACAATTTTCTTTTACGGCCAGAATCTAAACCGTTTTGTTTGTTTCCGTTTTTAGTGAGATGCCCAACTGTAATTGAAATTTCTAATATCGTAAATTGTATACCATGAATTTTTTAGAAGATGTTCCGGAAGAAGCACCGAAGAAGGATGAAAATTCAATTTGGTGTGAAAAATATCGTCCATCTACCTTAGATGATTATATTGGAAATGAACATTTAAAGAGTAAACTTGCACAGTACATTGATACACAAGATATCCCCCACATTTTATTGGCTGGAACTGCGGGTACGGGCAAAAGTTCGTGTGCTAAACTGTTAGTCAAATCTATTAAATGTGATTCAATTTATATCAACGCATCGGACGAAAATAGTGTAGAAACCGTTAGAACGAAGATTAAAGACTTTGCATCTAGTATGGGGTTTCATGATCTAAAGATTATTATTCTCGACGAATTTGATTTTTTTACTGCTTCTGCAATGGCGGCACTTCGTAACTTAATGGAGACATATAGTTTACATACCAGATTTATTCTAACGTGTAACTACCAAGAGCGAATTATTGAACCAATCCTATCTAGGTGCCAAGCATATCAAGTAATTCCACCGAATAAAAAAGATGTTGCTAGATTGTTAGTCAAAGTTTTAACATCGGAAAGGGTAAAGTATAATACCGATTCGGTGGTATCAATAGTTCAATCTCATTATCCTGACATTCGATCCGTTCTAAATGTAGCACAACGGGGTGTAGTTGACGGAGAATTAAAGTTGGACAAAGAAGCTATCATGGATGGTGATATCAAAAGCAAATTACTTGAACATGTAAAACTTCAGGATAAAAAACAAGCATTCAAAAATATTCGGCAGTTACTAGCCGACAATTCTATTCGTAATTTTGCAGATTTTTATTCATTGTTATATGATAAAGTTGATGAATTTGCCCCAAATTCTCAAGCAGATGTTATCATGGCAATTGCAGACGCACAATTTAGAGATTCTTCGGTAGTCGATAAAGAAATAAATTTTTGTGCCGGAATCATCAACATTTTAAAATCTATAAAATGAGTTACTCCGCTGTAGTATTGGATGAAAAGTCTCGATTTAAGCTTATAGATTGGGCACATGAAAAGTTCCCAAAAATTAAAGCTGAAGGTTGGGAAATTAAATGTCATCACATGACTATAAAAATGGGAGAATTACCGTCATATTTAGAACATGATTTAAATTCCGCGCAAACATTGGAAGTTTCTGGATATGGAAGCGACGATAAAGTAATTGCGGTTCGAGTTTCTGGTTATTTTGCAGTTAACGACGTTCCTAATATAACTATAGCGGTAAATAAATCAAACGGGGGAAAACCGACGATGAGTAACAAATTAACAAAATGGCAAGCATTAATTAATTCATTTAACTTAAAGGGGACTGTTGAAATGGTCCAATAATATTTTATGGCAAAAACAAACGACCCACTATTCGATATTGTTTCATATAATGAAAATGACAATGGAACCGCAGAAGTAGAAATTAATTTTTCTGATGAATTTATAGAATTATATAAAAAAGCAACCGGAAAAACTAGAGCAACAAAGAAGGGACTTGAAAAATTCCTAGAAACTATTTTGACCGATGTAACAAACAAAAAATAACAAAAAACTCCATCAAATTAGATGGAGTTTTTTGTTATTTGGGATGATATTTGTCAATAAAATCGAAGTCGTTGAAATGCCTCACGCAAAACAATTCCCTCCATCATGCGCTTTTCGGCAAAAGATTTGAGTTCTTGCCGATCCACATATTTAATTGGTACTATTTGGCCATCCATTCCAGTTACCGCACACTGTTCTCCTCGTTCATCGGTCCAATCTCCATATGGAGCATCTTGCCAGTTTTTTGATTTTGCAAATTCAACCGATAGTCTAACAATTGATGATGGTAGTTCCGATTGAACTGGAGCAATTGGTTTAGATGCCGGGACAGAATTCACGTGAGAGGTTGTATTAGTAGTTTTAGCGTCGCCGTCAACTTTGCTGGATGTGGAAACCGGTTTGATTTTCGGTTCGGGTTTTGATCCGGAGTTTGTTTGTGATAAATCGGTTGACGCGGCAGTCTGTATTTTCGGCGTCGATTGATCTGGAGTATTTTGTTGAGAATCACCAACCTCACTAGACGAATCTGGCGTTCCTTGTACCGGAATTGGAGTGGGAACAGATTTAATCGGTTGAGTGGATTGTTTAGTTTTCGTATCACCCGATACTGTGGACGACGGTGCTGGACTAGATTGTCTAGCTTGTTTTCCTTTTCTCTTATAATACAAGTTCATTCCCCCACGACCATGTGTAGGATCGCTCGCATAGTGGGTTTTGCGTTTAATTGCTTCAGCTTTATGTTCGGGGGTAGGGAAAGTCACCAACCATCCATTTTTATTATATGCTTGTCTATCCGGATACTTACCATCCATTAGCGCAAGTTTATTAACCATTTCAACCACAATTTCACGAGGTACATCGTGATCTACCAATTTTTCTGCTAGTATTTCCAAGTGCAAATTGTCTCCAGCGTCGAATATTCCAGTAGGAACGCGTGCATCAATCGCAACTTCGAGTAAAATCGTCTGAATAAATGTTGAAACTTTATCTGAATCTGTATTTGCCATTCCAGATAAATATTGATATTAATTCTAAATCATATCAATTGAGCAAAATTTGACGCATTTCATCGTAATTTTTGCCGACATATATCTTTACTGGATATTTTCCGCCCACCATAATATCTTTCAATTTTTTGACAGTATCGATTCCGTCCGATTTATGTATATCATATAGAATACTATCGTATGTATATAATATTGGTTTTGACTGTTTATCCGATAGAAAGTCCAAAACATTTCCAAGCGTCATCACTGAAATTTCTGTTTCAAATGCCTGTAAAATATAATTGAATAACTTATTCGGCGATGGATTTTCTATGTGACACGGTTTAATTCTGCGATAATAAATTGGAGTTTCTATATATTGATTCTGTACAAAGAAATTCCATCTATGATTTATATATGTCTGTGTAGATTTAAAAAATGGAATATTACTATATTCATCCCGAATGCCACCGTAAAATTGTTGAAAACATAATACCTTTGTTTTCACAATTTCCGGTTTGGTTGGATGTTTCGTATTAAAGAAAAAACTTGCTAAATATTCATATGGATTTACATCCAACGGAATAGAATAATTTGATAAATTTGAAATCAATCTCGGATGAAATGCTGAGTAGTCAATCATGACCAACATTCCATTTGCTCCAAATCTGGATATAAATGGTTTTCGTGATCCATCTGATTTATTAATTGCTGCATAATTCACTCCACCGAATCGATTACTTGGTCTTCCGGTTGACGTGTATAAATTATATTGAGAATATACCTTATTATTTTTTATGTGTTGTCCATATTCTGGGCCAAATGAATCTATAAATAAAACCGGATCAATTTCTAATCCAATCGATTCCAATTGTGCAAACCTCGGAATTGCTATATCATTGATAAATTGAAAACTTTTGTCTTGTGTATTTATTTTGATATTTGAAAATTTTGATATTTTGTTTTTAAATTTTGAATTGAACTTAAAAATTGGAACCGATTGATTTGTTCCTTCCAATTGATCAAAATTAAAATTTATAAATTTTTCGGTATTAAGAAGCAAATCGGAAAAATCTTCGGGTTCTCCGAGATCGAGATATTTTTCCACATTGAGATCTAATAATTGAAAATCCTCACCGAATGCTTGGATGCATAATTTTTTGTCAAATGTATATTTTTTTGCTAGAGAAATTTTCATGTTTTCTACCCATTCATTGTACCATAAAATTCTCTGTTCAATCGGAATGACACATTCACAGTGCAATAATGGAAAACACCAATCAGAATCGTCCACGATAAAGTGAATTAATATCAACGATACACTGTTATTTATTGTATGATTTTTTGGATCTGTTAATACAACGTCTATTACAAAATCTTCGGTTTGGATTTTTGTAATTAATAGTAAAAATTCGGCGTACTCATCGATGATAACCATAACTGGACAAGAATATCACTTTCCTCGCCAAAATTCAAGAGGATTCTGAAAAAACCTAGAAATTGAAATTGTTTGTTTTTTTATCACATCTTGATTGGCTTCTTCTACTCCAAAATCTTCGATTATCCCATTAACAACTGTTCTATTTTTTTTACCGGAAATTCTCCATGTAAATTTTATTATATAATACAATCTATTGTCAATAGAATCTGATATTGACGGATCAATCTCATAGCCGTCGGTTATATTGTTTCTTTTAACTATACAGCACCGTGAAATATATCCCCGGTCGTAATCACCGATTAATATGGTTGGTTTAAAATGTGACGGAACAGTTGACGTAGTTTTTCCACCAACCAACATTCGATATTCGGACGAAATTAAATCAGACAAAATCATGTTTTAATGGAAAGTGGACGTACTTGTGCAGTAACCGATGTTGTCCAATTATTGTTTTGAATTGTATTTTGTACGGTCGTAACTTGAAATACCGCCCGATCAAATCGATATGGCGCCGGAACAGAATCTAAATTGAACAAACTCAAATAATAGAATCCAGAAATTCCTTGCATAGTAAACGAGAATTCTGTTCCCGGAAACGCTGGAGTAGCTCCCGGAGAATTTTTGGGTTTCAACTGAATAATTTGCTTCATGAACTCTGGATCTCGTTCACTTATATAATAATCTTTTTCATTTTTATTATGCCACACAACAAATCCAACATCACTTGCTCTAGCATTTAATTTATCTCGTTCCGCTTGTTCTTTTTCTTCTCTGGCTTTAATTTCTGCTGCCTGTTGTTCTGGTGACATTGTGACTGGAAGATCTTCTTTTGCCATAGTGAACGATCCCTCCGTATTATATAATCTGTCCGATTGAACGAACATATCTGCGCGCTTTGGATCAACCGATGATTTTGGACCAAGCATCGCTTGTAATGCGACTTCTTGGCTCATTTTTATATTCATAGAATATTCAGTAAACGCTGAATTTTCGGTTTTTCCGACGATGAATGTAACCAAATCTTTTGCCGTTTCTGCGTTATAAACTGGGCAATATAAATTATCTATTATGGTTACTCCATTGGAACTATCAGGAATAACTTTATATTCCCATACACCAGAACCAGCAACGGAAACTTCTCCCAAAATTGATTCCAACATTTTTAAAAATGTATCATTGGATTCAACGGCTCGTTTGATTAGATCGTTCGATATGTAAATGTCTCCTAGATACCCCCAATAACCAGCAATAGACGATCTATTACTAGTTGACGTGTCAATATTTGGTATCGATTCTGTACTCGAAAATATTGGAAAACTGTTCACCGAGTTTGTTATTAGTGCCAAATCGTCAAAATTATCAACCAATCCCTTGGAATTCAATACGTTTTTTAATTCCGTTGCTGTTTTTTGATATTCCAATTCCGGTTGAGAAATTGTGGCACTGGTGGATATATTTCCTAATTTACCAGACGTTCCGGTTGTCGCTTTAAATGATTGAGATGAATCATCCGAATAAATTCTCATCATACGTGGAGCAAATTTATTTGGAATTATTACACTTAAATTTTCCGGTTTGTCTCCGCTTACGGCTTTTAATAGCGGGTTTCCACTTATTGTTTGGTCACCAAATCTGAACGTAAACAGTGCGTCCGCGTCTTTTATATCTCGAACTGTTGCGTACCAATTTAAAATCGATTCAAAAAATCTAAAATTTATCCAAAATTTTGCAGAAGGCCTTCCACCATCATTTAAATTGTCATCATCTGTAAATTTGAACAATCTATATTGTTCTTTATTTTTATTTGATATTAACGACATTATAAAATCTAAAAGCGTAGGATTTGGTGATTTGTTGTTAGTTGGATCAAATTTGAAAGTTGTACTTGAAAAATACGAAGACAGAGAATCGAAATCATTTTTTATAAATTCTTTAAATGATTTTGCCGCGTTACCACGTTTAGTTTCAACCGTTTGATTTACAATGCTATTTCCTTCAAATGTTGATGATGGAGAAACTACAACCGTAAATCCTTCATAGTTTCCCTGCGAATTCATCGTATAACCATATTCGGTAATTCTGCCAACGTGACAATCATAATTTCCCCGTGAATTTTTAATACGATCAAAAATACTAATCGTTTTATTTTTTGATTGGCTTGGAAATTTAAATAAATCAGTAATTTGTTGATTGTTGGTCAGATCAACTAGAGAAGATGGTAAATAATCATTCCATCCCCATTCAACTACCATTGAAACCTTCAATCCCATCAAATATGGAGTTATATATTCTAATTGATCGACGGAATAACATCTCCATTTTATTGTGGATTTTCTACACAATCCCGGAAAACTTGATCCGGCACCATAAAATTCAGTTTCAATCGAATCTATACCAGGCGGCGGTCTATTTGGAAAAGTTTTTGATTTTAATCTATGAACAGTTCCGTCAACTTTATATCCTAAAATTTGGTCATTAGAATCAATTCCAAAAGTTGAATCGAAATTTACATTTATAGCTGGTCCAGTTGAAGTGTCTTTTCCGGGTAAATTTGCACCAAAAAATACAAACCCGCCATTATCATTTACTGCCGGATGTGTTTTTGTAGTTGGTACTCCGTTCGAACATACGCGGGACCAAGCAGAACGGATTGATGATTTTGGGGGAGAGATTATTCCCCGAGTATGACTCCAATTTGAATGATCATTTGATGCATATCTACTTGGCCTAGATTCCAATTCTAGTTTAACAAATGGAGGTAGTGGGTGCAATCCCCAAGGAACTACTCCTTTTAATACTATATTTTCCTCTGCCATAAATTATTGATTTGAAACAAAAAACTTTGAAATGATAGATTGAATATTAATTGGAATTCTCAATTGTGAGCCGGTCGGAGCCTTCATTGTACCTGCTACATTATTCGCACGTGCAATAATCCACCACAGCGTAGAATCCTTGTAATATTTTTGTGCCAGACCATCCATATAATCCGCGTCAGTGGCTATGATATAAATATCGGTATCGGACGTTGGTATTTGTGGATATGTTGTCGTTAAACGGAATCGTTTTCCGTCATATCGTTTAGCATCCGGAGTTGAAGAATATCTATCCATCAGTTTAAGCTTTTTATGTTAAAATATAATTGATTTCCGGTACGTGAAAGTTCTTTTTCTAGTAATCTCATACTAATAGATATATCAACTTTCAATGGTAGTTGCCGAGATTGAATATTACCAACTGCAATTTCTTGGTGTGTACCTTCCAGATATTTATAAATTCCAGCCGCCGCTGCACCACTAGCTTCTTCACCTATTCGTGCCATTTCCCACGGTGAATCATCTGGAACTGTTAATCCAAATGACGAAATCACTCCCGGTTGATCTACATACAAATCACCAATTCGGATTTTAATTAATGGGGGATAAATAAATCCAGACATTACTCCATCGCCGTCCGTATACTTTGCTGGGCGAGTCAATCCGGAAAGATAATTAATTCGTTTCCACATTGGAATTAATTCTCGTATACTATTGGCATAAACCGAAAATGCAAAGTTTAGATCACGAGTAAATCCATTATATGTACATAACGAGTCGGCTCTTCCCATATATTGAACGTCTTCCCATTTAACGCTGGTATTTTCATTTATGCTCGTTAATGTTGCTCTAAACGGAATATATTTATCATTTATTAAATCGTGAAAATAAAAAATAATAGAATCTGACGATTGTTTGTTTGGATTGATTACAATTGGAGTTAATTCGGATTTATCTAATACGCCGAGAGTATTATATAAATCGCTTGCGTTCTGTTTGCTCGCTTGTGATATATGATATCGATTCAATCGCGAATCTGCTAGAGATTTTACATTCAGATATTGTTTCGAATCATCTTTTGCTATCTCCGAAATTTGTTTATACGTTTTAATCCCGGCATGATAAAACGTTCCAGCTCCAATTTGTGACGGAGATATCAATCTCGGATTTCTTTCTTTCCATGTTATCATTGCCTTATCCCAACGAATGATATCTGTAGCACCAACAATCCCCAACGTACCCAAATCTTTACTGTCTACAATCTTTGCATTTTCGGTTGATAAATCTCGTATGTCACGTTTATTTGCAATTGGTTTTCCGAATGGTTCATTTGGTCTAAAATTACCATCGGATAACGATGATTGTAGAAATAATAAATCCCGAAAATCTAATACACGTGGAACTCCGGGAAATTCTGAATATATATTTCCATCTTCTCCGGTATGAATATGTATATCATTTGCGGTATAAATTACGCCGGTTTTATTTTTTATGTTTTTTGCGGTGTAATTTAATAATTTTCCCTTATCCTCTAAAAATGTTTTAAATACATCAACTTTTCCATATTCCATTCGTATCTTCCAATCGGCAGATTGTCGTCCAGTGGTTGATGGTATTAGACTTTTTAGCTTTTCAATTAATGCGGATCCAAGTTTTGATAAAAACCCTCCCGATTTCCCAACTTCTCCTTCTGGTGCCCATTTAGATGTAAAATGTCCAACTGCCCGATGTCCGGTTTCTCCGCGAACAAATCCTTTCGTTGGAATCCCGATACCGGACGCTGACTCAAGTGATATGGCAGAACCTTGTGTTCCGGGGGCGATTTTGGACGACGTTGCAATTCCGGAAACTTTTGCTTTATCTTTTTCGGATTGTAATCCAACTGAACTTAAAAATCCAGCTTTTATATTTCCTAAAAACCCTCCCCCGCCTTCAATGTGTCTGGTTGGATATGACAAAAGACCAAGTGACCCCTGTCTAGCGGCAGCAGTAACGATACTTAGTGGATTCCATACGCGGGTTTCATTAAATGCATTTTGTTGTTGTAATGAAAATTGTGTCAGAGAAAAAAACACACCTTTACCGCTTATCATCATTTTCGACATTCGTTGAACGTCTTGGATTGTTGCTCCAATTGGAAATCCTTGATTATCAAATTTTTTTATATATTTTTTAAAACTTGAATCGGTCAAATTAATCCAAACATATGGTTGTCTATAACCGAAATTAAATCCCGGATTATCTCCATACACAGAAAATCCGCCCCAAACTCCTCGAATTCCTTGGTGAAACCGTGTTACGTTGTCAATCGCAACCGGAGGTGGTTTAAATCCGTATTCGGTTCCACCGGGTCCAGACAATATGGGAAATCTTGCGTCTTTTTCTATTTTTCTAATCGTCCAACTATTGCTCGAATTTCGTATAATTTCCAATTGTCCCGGTCCATTCGGTGCATTTATCGGGATTATTGGTGGTAAAGTTGGTGGCATATTAGTATCGCCGATAAATATAAGAGTTGATTGGTTTATTACCGATCCAAATCGATCTTCTCGATATTACGTATGTGCGGCTAATGCGGAGGACATTTTCCTACCGTCTATATTAATCGCAATGGCTCCATTTTTGAGTAATGTAGTCAATTCTTTAATTGCCGAAACTACATCAGTATTTGATGGTTGTACAGTAGACGTTGAAGTACTTGTTGTATTGGATTCTGTTGGTTCCGCCGTTGGGATTGTTTTTGCTTCTCGTGGAGAAAATATTGCGGCAGCTGATAATTTCGCCATACTCAATAACGAAATATCGGAAACGGATTTATTTAATTTATCCATGGATCCTGCCAATTTTGTTATTGAATCTGAAAATTTATCAACCGCACCAAATCCAGAAAATGCAGATGTAATTGATTGAATTGCTTCGGCAGTGGAAGATAAATCTCTACTCATATCGGCCAATTTTTTTAATTTTTCAATTGGATCACCACCTGAAATTTTTCCAATAAGTGAACCAATGCCGGACATTGCTGCACCAGCACCAAATGAGGCGAGTGCCACTGAAACTGCATATATTCCAGTTGCCGCTCCAAGCAATTTAACTAATCCTATATCAGCTAAGTCTGATAATGGTTGAATTGCCATAGAAAGTCCTTTTGCGAGTTCTTGGGATGCTTTTCCACCGATCCATGCTGCCGCGGCAAATGTAATTAATGCTACTCCTAACAATATCAATACCGCAGCTCCAATAGCAATCAATTCTGCTCCGAGACCTACTACTGCTGCGGCGACTCCAATAAAAATGAGTATCGCTGCCGCTTTACCCAATGTTTCCCAGTCTATATCAACTAATACCTTTACCGCTTTACCGAATACCCACAATGCTGCTGCTATAGCAACGAGTGATACAGCTAAAAGAATCATAACAGCTGCACCAATTGCCACCTTTGAATTACCAAATGCGGCAACGCCTCTTGCTACGGCTTTTAAAAATAATTCGACTGAACTTCCGGGACCAGAAACCATCTTGGACGTGACTTTCTTCAGCGAATCCATTCCTCCACCCGCTATACGTTTCAATAATCCTCCACCGGCACCCGAGGCACCTTCAGCTGCTCCGGGTAAAAGTTTAGCCCCCATCCCAATAAATGATTTAACATTTCCAAATAGAGACATAGCTTTTTTTGCGGCATATATTGCTAAAATTGATCCGAGGACAACGCTTGAAGCTTTTGCTACGACCCCCCAAAATCCAGCAATACTAGATAGTTCCAGTTTCCACTTATCTAAATGTTTAGATCCAATATCTAACCACTTTGTTATATCAATTCCTTTTTTTCCAATATAATCAAACATTTCTCCAATCGGAGATAATAAAACTCCAATACTTTTGACGATTAAACTAACCACTTTTAGAAGTGGAACTATGATGGTAATCAATACTTTAACGATTGGAGTTAATATATTTGCCAACTCCATAAATATCGATTTCATCATGTTACCGAGATTTGTCATTACACCTTGCATCTGGCGTTGTTGCATTTCCTCTTCTGCTTCTGTTACCAACGCGGATTCTTTTGATGCATTGATGTCATCTAAGGTTTTCAATTGTACGTCCAACATTCTAAGTTTCTCGCCCTCGGCTGTATTGGATGATCGAATTTTATCCAACGCTACCATTTTGTTCAAATCCTTCAATTCCATTCCGGAGGCTTTAGCTAATGCTTCACGTTGAAATAAGTTCATATTATTCCAATCTCCCGCCTCCTTAACTACTTTCAATGATTCTTTTGCAGCATCTTCTATTTTTCCGTCAAATGCCAATTGTCTTGCTCGTTGAAAATTCAGAGATACTCCGATTAATGCGGATGCTTCCATTTCATCGTTTATACTTGATTGGAAATTTAATAATTTCTTTGAAGTTGCAGCCAATGCATTAATATTCGTACCAAGAGATCTAGCAGCAATTGCAGTTTTTAATAAAATTTTTGGATTATTTCCTAGTAAAAATTGAACGTCGTCTGATGATTTTGCTATATCCTCCATAACTTTCGCAAACGGAACACCCGTTTTTGCGGTCAATGACGCTCCAATTTTAATCATATTATTCGCCGTTTTGTCGGACATATCTCCTAATCCGGTAAACATAACTAAAACGTCAGCAGTATTTTCGGCAGCAACTCCCAAATTTGCAGATAGTAGTGCTGTAGTTTCAAGTGACTGTTTTGATGCAACCGATAATCCACCGAACGCATTAACCAATGCTTCTGTAGCTTTATACGCCTCCTCAATGCTAACTCCCATATCTTGGTATTTTACATTTAACTCTTCCGCATTTTTTCTAAGTTCTATTGTTTGTTTTATTGTTAGACCCGTAGTACGTCTAAATGATTCCGCGGATTTATCCAGTGCAACAAATCTATCAAACGCAAGTTTTAGTAACTGACCGATCGCTGCCAATGGGCCACTAGCCAAAGTTTTAAATGTGTCAACCAATTCTCCTGCTCCGTTTACGGCAGCAAACAATCCATGTTTAACCAAATCGAGTGACGCTTTTAATAAATCATTTCGTGCCTGCTGCTTTAATTCTTTTGCACTTTTTAGTTCATCCTCTCTATACATCCGTAAAATTTCTTCGGTTTCAATTCTACTTTCTAGATCTTTTGTTTTTTGATATGCAGCACGTAGTGAAGAGGAATCCAACGTGCCCATTGCATTCTTTGACCTCGTAAGTTGTTTGTGAGCAATTAATTCTTGTGATAAATTTGCAACTGCTAAATTACTACGTTGCAGATTGAGAGTTGCTAGATCGACTGCTTGTTTTGCTATATCATTTCGTGATTTTAACATCGAAATTTGTTGAATGAGAATTTTTGTATCACTCTCCAATACTCTATGTGACCAATCACGTGCGGATCGTTCTTGCTCG